CGAATTTAGAGAAAGCGATACGCACACAATCACTGTGGCCGAGCAGAAACTTATTGCAACACTCCACGCAAAGTATTTTAATCACAAATTTAAACAGCCTTGTAGTTGTCGGCCTAGTAAAGCGCGGAAGCAATATCAAATGTGGATTGACGACATAAACAATATGTTTGAAACACAGCCGAAACCTAAATATAGATGAAATCCGACACGATACATAAATACGAAAAAGCCGTAGTATTTGTATTAAATTTGGACGGGTGGGATTTGGAATGGACTGGCGAAAACTACGAACACTACGACGCCAAAGGTAAAACGCCTAAGGGTCACGACTGCGTTATAGAAATGAAGTTCCGCAATAAGTATTACGAAGATAAGCTACTCGAAAAATACAAATACGATAAACTGATGACTCTGGATTCTAAGATCGTGAAACTATATTTCGTAGCAGACCCGAAAGGAAATTATATGTTCTGGCTCAATAATATAGATGTGGAACAATACAATAACTCAGTTTACGCGCCGGTAACCACTTTGTGGAAAAACAATAAAACGAATAAAGACGTTTACTTATTACCAGAATCCGAGTCAAGTATCACGAATATATATTTAGAAGAAGAACGAGAGGAAAGTATATGGAAAGAATATTTCGAGAAGCGCGAAAAGAATACTAACAGATTTTTATAAATCGTTAGTTTTTCGTATATTGAAGCGTGAATAATAAGAATAACAACGTACACGACATCGAGGAACTCACGTACCATAACAACTTCCAGTTATGTTACAATATTCTTTCGAAATGGTACAAAGCAAAACCCACAGAGGATATGACCGCCGTACACAAAGCGTTTACCGAAATCAGTATATACGTTATGAATATGCAACAACGCCAACGCCAGTACGACGACCAGATTTCAAAGTGGCGCGCTAGCCGTAATGAAGCGGTACTTAAAGCGCGAGAACTGGAAGAAGAAATAGTAGAACTAAAAAAGAGAATAATATGAGTAAACAAGAAACAGACGTCAATATATACGGCGTTGATTTCATCGTAGAATATTACTACGATAAAGGCGAGCCAATGGTTATGTATTATCCAGACGGCTCAGGACACCCCGGTTCCCCTCCAAGCGTAGAACTGGACGGCATATACATCGAAGGTTCCGAGCAGGAACTATACGATGTTCTGGACGAATCAGTAATAACTAGAATAGAAGAAAAAATCCTAGAAAGTTATGAATAAGTCACATATCAAGGCACTTCGCAACGTATATGAGTTTGTACAAGACGAACTAGATTGCGAAACCTACAAAGATGAAATGCGCGACCTAATAGACGCGCTTGGAGAAGAAGACGACTTCCATATAAACCTAGACGGCAACGAGTATCGTTTCATCGACTCAGAAGAAATCGACGACATAGCCGTTGAGGAAATAAAAGAAGTAGTTAAGGACTGCTACCTAGACGGCACCGACTTAGATAAGCTGTGGTGGATAGCAATAGATTGGGAACAGACCGCAGAGAACTGCATAAACGCAGACGGCTACGGCCATCACTTCTCACACTACGACGGCTCAGAAGAAGAAGCAACTCTCTTGGGTCGAAATTGGTATATTTTTCGAACACACTAAATTTTAAATAATGAAAGAAACTTTTATATTACGAACATCAGAACTATACAGCACGAATGGTGTTGTACACATCAGAACGATTGGCTACGAGCCAGAAGACGAATCCTACATAGAATACGACGCTAGAGCGTTACTGGAAGACATTCCGTCGCTATATAGAATGGCCAAACAAGCCATTGAGCAATCGGAAGCGCACGAAACGAAAAAGTTTGTGGATTTCAGAAATCAGCTAAAAGACGATTATAAAGGTAAAAGAGGACGTAAATCAAGAATATGAAAGAGTTTAAACAATTAGAAACGGGGGTCTGGACTCACGTAGACAAACGCGGTAATGTTCACGTATACACGCCAGAAGAATTAGAAACGTACTTACAATCGAATATCTGGATACGTAAGATCAAAAGATACTTAGGACTATGCGTATAACTATATTAGACTACACCGACGGGAATGTATATCATTACCCGTATACAGAAAGCAAGACGTTATCGGCAGAGGATTTTGTAATCGCAAAAGGCCACTCGATTTCAAACGTAGAATATATGACTCACAAAACACCCGTAATTTATGGAAAGTAATTTAATAAAGCTGTTAGACGGCTCGACACACGCGGTTGAAGAACTTATCGACAACGCTTACTCAGACGAATTTTACTACGACTATCTTGGAAAAACGACGCTGTCAAGCAGTACTTGTAAGTTATTGCTCGATAGTCCTAAAACCTATCATTACGTAACTAAGTACGGCCAGAAAAGTAGCCAAGCGTTGCGCTCAGGGTGGTTATTCCACACGATGATATTAGAACCTGATAAAATAGAGGAATGCGTCTTTGTGAACGTCCAGTCGAAAAACACCAAAGCGTTTAAACAAGCTAAGGAATATCACGACCAAGTTTTCACGATAAAAGAAAAACAAGAAGCAGAGCGTCTAGTCGACGCGTTTCATCGCAACGACCATACAGCTAAGTTTATGGCAGACGCGAAGTATGAGGTGCCGAAAGTAGGCCTTATCGACGGCATACCCTTTCGCGGTAAGGCAGACGTTTTGCAGAACAAGGGCGGTTTAGTCGATTTGAAGACCACAGTTGACGTCAAGAACTTCCAAATAAGCGCACAGAAGTTTAAATATCACGTTCAAGTATACATATACTGCACGTTGTTCGACGTCCCGCCGTCCGAATTTACTTTCATCGCAATCGATAAAAACAACCTAGACATCGGCATATTCAAATGCTCGCAAGAGTTTTACGAACGTGGCCGTGAGGAAACACAGCAAGCCATAGAATTATACAATAACTTTTTTCTACAACCCAAAGATATAGATAGCTACGTTTATGAAGGAATATTATAATACAGAAATACTAAATAACGTGTCGGGTGCTATAAGCGTATATTATGGCCTAGACGACATATTTAAAAATACAAGGGAACGCCAGTACTCAGACGGCAGAGCTTGTTTCGTGAAAGTAATACGTGACACCCACCGAGTCGGTTGGACTGAAATACAAAGGTATTTTAATAGTCGCGGTAAGATCACGAAATCTCACGCCTCGATTATACACTTGTATAAGGACTTCCATTATAGGATTAAAGATAATCACAAACTCGAATCGTGTTACAAACAAGTAGTCGGGGAATTACTATCGCCAGAAGCTAAAGAAAACGTGATTGAGCGAATCCGAAAAATACAAAATCCGAACAAGTTTAGCGAATTGGCCGAATGTATGGACGCACTAGATATTTGACAACTAAATAAAAATTGTCTATATTGCGTTATACTCACAAGAACACTTATGGAATTAACTAAAGAAATAGTCGACGAAATTCTCTTAAACGCAGAATATAAGCAGTCGTCTAGCAAGAAGTACAAGAAACTTCCACACGCTTACACTCTAAGGGAAAAGTGGGACGACGACGAATTATTCTGGAATGTTTGTCGTTTCATCCGAGCCAATGGGATTAAGAAGCCGTTTTTCAGAACATACTTTGTATATTACGAATTAGGCGAATATCAGTATTGGGTTATGAATGATGAAATCGAAAACCAGAACCTTATAAATCGTGGCGAAATAACGAGACAAAACTTTTACAAATTAAAGAATGGAAATTAAATATATAATGATGACTTGTGACAAGCGACTGGACGGGCGCGAAGATCACTACAAAGAACAAATACCGGACTTAATAATCAATAAAGACAACTTCCCGAAAGAAGCTTCCGGCAAATTTACATCAACCGCTTGGAACAATTATTTGAGGGGGTGGGAACTGGCCGGCGATAACCCGACTGTCCAAATGGACGACGACATTATTCTCACGTCGAACTTTATCGAAAAGCTAAATTCCGTTATAGCAGAATATCCAAATGACGTAATCCAGTTTTTTAGTATGCGAAAAGACGACCTCACGATTGGAACGCGTTGGGTACCAGGCTATCGTTTTATGATGCAACAATGTTACTACTTGCCGGAGGGTGTCGCAAAGGGCATTCTGGAACTCGCGCCGGCCTATTACGAAACTTGTAAAAAGGGTGATAAAGCACCGACCGATTTGTTAATGGCAGATTACTTCCGGAAAAATAAAATGAAATATCTTAACTATTGTCCGAATCTAGTCGACCATATTGAAGAAGTGAGTACGATTGACTCACGTCGAAGTAGGAAACGAAAATCTAAAACATTTCAATTATGAACGTAAAATGGGACGCGCCGTTAAAAGACGGCCAAATATCGAATCCGATTGTTGAGGTGCATAAAGTACCCGAAAAGTACATTGACCTCAGTATATTTAAAGAGGAAGAATTTAATCAGGTGCTAAACGCTAAGGCCTCACATCAATTAAAAACTTGGGGTGGCGTTGAAAGTACTAGCGAACCGCACTGGATTGGCGTAAAAAAAGCGACTCCACTTCACACAGACCCGCGCTATCCTAGATACTCTTGGCAGTTGATTTTAAAAGTAGACAACTTTGTGTTACGCGGTAAGGATAAAGTCGAAACAGAACTAGAGGCCGGAACGATGTTCCTACTGGATACACATAGCCCGCATCAACTTCACGCGAAATCTAAAGAGGCGAAGTATTATTTTGCTTGTAGTATGGACTCAAAGACGCCGATTAGTTACCCTATCGCTTTGAAAAAGCTTACAACGTATATAAAAGAAAATACGATACTAAACGACGTCAATAGAATTACAAAGTAATTACAAAGTGAGAAACGGCGCAAAAATATATAAACAAGAAAACGTATATGACGCTGCTATAAAACGTATAAATTACCTATTCGACGAATTCGATAATGTGGTTGTAGGTTTTTCTGGCGGTAAGGATAGTACGTGCGTTTTAAATCTGGCGTTACAAGTGGCCGAAGAACGCGGACGTCTACCTTTAAAAGTAATGTTCTTAGACCAAGAGGCCGAATGGCAAAACGTAGTCGATTATGTACGTGAAATTATGCTAGACAAAAGAGTCGAGCCAATGTGGTTTCAAATACCTATCCGATTGTTTAATGCGACGTCAAACACCGACCACTGGTTAGAGTGTTGGAGTCCAGACGACGAAGCGAATTGGATGCGAAGCAAAGAGGATTTTTCATTTAAAGAAAACATATACGGGACAGACCGCTTTTACGAAATGTTCCAAGCGATATTCGAACACCACTTCAAAGACCAAAAGGCTTGCTATCTAGCCGGCGTACGTACAGAGGAAAGTCCGGCACGATTTCTGGCCGTGACCTCAGACGCCACTTATAAATTTATTACGTACGGCAAGCGACTGAATAGGAAGATGAATCATTATACATTCTATCCGATATACGATTGGAGCTTCACAGACGTTTGGAAAGCGATACACGACAACGATTGGCCGTATACTAAAATATACGACTATCAATATATGCACGGCATACATATAAAATCAATGCGAGTGTCAAACTTACATCACGAAACCGCTGTCGAGAGTCTTTATTATTGCGAGGAAATAGAACGCGAAACGTGGAATAAACTCACGAAACGGCTGTCCGGTATAAACACTGCCGGTAAGTTAGGCCGTGAGAATTTCTTAAAAGTAAAGAGTTTGCCGTTTATGTTTCGCGACTGGAAAGAGTATCGCGACCACTTGCTCGAAAACTTAATAACGAGCGAAGATCACAAAACTGCGTTTCGGGACAAATTTTCTAAAATGGACGAAAAATACGATTTCGCATTCCACGTGGATAAAATGCATAAGGTACAAGTAAACTCCTTACTGGCAAACGATTTCGAATTTACTAAGTTGACTAATTGGGAACGACACCCAGACGTCGATACGTGGCGAAAGTGGAAACGCGGAATAACAAACAAATGGACTAACACTAACAAATACATCAATGGTTGAATTAGGAATAGAAAAATTACAAGGGGAAGAACGGCTAGAAAAAATCGAACAGATAATGGAATACTTGTTTGACGTACACCCCTTAAACTCGCAACCCGTTGCTAGAATCCGGTGGGTGCCGATAGAAAAAGTGACAGCAAACGACTACAATCCGAATAGCGTTGCACGTACTGAAATGAAACTATTATATACGTCTATTAAACACGACGGGTATACTCAGCCAGTAGTCACAGTTTACGATAAGAAAAAAGACAAATACGTTATAGTAGACGGCTTTCACAGATACCTTACGTGCAAAACAAATCAAGATATCCTAGACAGAAACTTAGGCCGTCTGCCGGTCGTTGTAATAGCAAGCGATATGAATGACCGAATGGCGTCAACGGTTCGACACAATCGAGCAAGAGGCAAGCACTCTATAACCGGTATGTCCAGTATGGTATTTGAAATGCTTGACAATGGTTGGGAAGATCAGGAAATATGCAACGAATTAGGAATGGAAGCAGAGGAGTTAATCCGGCTAAAGCACATAACGGGATTCAGCAAGCTGTTTAAAGACGTCGAGTATAAAAAATCTTGGGAAACTAAAAATCAATTACTAATTAAGAAACAATTTAAAAATGAAAATCCAAACGAAAAAACTATCTGAAATAAAACCTTACTGGCGCAACGCACGTAAAAACGAAAAAACGGTTGAGGCTTTAAAGCAGTCAATACAAAAATACGGCTACAACCAACCGATTAGCGTCGACAAGGATAACGTGATTATAACCGGACACGCGCGATACACGGCTCTTATGCAATTAGGATACGATGAAATAAATGTAGTAATGATTGACGGCCTAACAGACAAAAAGGTCAAAGAGTATCGTATCGCTGACAACAAGACCCACGAATTGACTATGTGGAATAACGAAGACCTCGTATTAGAAATGCGCGAAATAGACAACGTAGAAGATATGCAAGCGTACTTTCCTAACATAAATCTAAATAACTGGCTTGAAGATAGCGTCGGTTTTAACATAAAAGATATGACGTCTGAGGATTACGCTAAGAAAGAAGAAGTCGTAAATAACACGATGACCGATATAAACCAGTCACATCTCGACCAAACGATTGACGTGATGTGTCCGCATTGTATGGAAGAATTCGCATTAAGAAAATCAGACCTATTATAAAATGACAAAAACTGACACTAAAAAAAGCGCGATGATACAAGCGCTCGAAAGTAGTTTGGGTGTAGTATCGGTGGCGTGTAACAAAGCAGATATAAGCCGTGAAACGCATTATCGGTGGTATCGTGAAGACCCCGATTACAAATCGGCCGTAGACGACGTAAAAAATGTATGTCTGGATTTCGTGGAAAGTAAATTGTTCGAGCAAATAAAAGACAACAATACGACGTCAACTATTTTCTATTTAAAGACGCAAGGGAAATCGCGTGGGTACATCGAGCGTCAAGAAGTCGATTTAGGAACAGAAAATCACTTTAGAATAGAAATACTAGAACGTGAAGACGATACAGAGTAACGTAGTATGTAAGCACCTAATACACTCCAAAAAGCGTATTGTAATCGAGCAAGGGGGTACGCGCTCAGGCAAGACGTTTAATATCCTCTTGTGGATTATATTTTACTACTCACTCCAGAATAAAGGTAAAACGATAACGATATGTAGAAAGACGTTTCCCGCTCTGCGAACCTCAGCAATGCGTGACTTTTTAGATATACTCAAAGAACATCAGCTTTACAACGAAATATATCACAACAAGAGTTCTGGCGAATATCAGCTAAATGGTAACCTAGTCGAATTTATTTCTTTAGACCAACCCCAGAAAGTACGCGGGCGCAAAAGGGATTTGCTTTTTATAAACGAGGCGAACGAATTATTTTGGGAAGACTGGCAACAGCTAGTATTTAGAACGACCGGCCGAATAATTCTGGACTATAATCCGTCAGACGAATTTCACTGGATTTACGAAAAGGTTAAAACGCGAGAAGACGCGGACTTTTACATCACAACCTACAAGGACAATCACTTTTTGCCGGATAGTATCGTGGCCGAAATCGAGCGGTTAAAAGATACCGACGAAAACTATTGGCGCGTTTATGGGTTAGGGGAAGTAGGTAAGAGTGTCGCTACGATCTTTAGAGTGTCGCTTATTGATAGCGTTCCAGACCACGCCAGACATATAGGTTACGGAATGGACTTTGGATATACGAACGACCCGACTACGCTTATAAGTGTTTTTATACACGATACAAATATGTACGTACACGAATTGATTTACAGAACCGGTATGACAAACCGCGACATATCAAACGAACTGCAACGTTTGGCCGTAGGACGCCGTGAGGAAATATATGCCGACAGCGCAGAACCTAAAAGCATTGAAGAAATATATCGTATGGGTTGGAACATCAAACCGGCTGCAAAAGGACGCGACTCTATAAACATAGGAATCGATATGCTCAAACGATATAACATATTTGTTACAAAGCAGTCGACTAACACCATAAAGGAGTTCCGTAACTACAAATGGAAAGAGGATAAAAACGGCGTTGTGCTGAACACTCCGATTGAGATTTTTAATCACAGCATTGACGCTATCCGCTACCTAGTATTTAATAAATTGAGCAAACCGAATTACGGGAAATACGCATTACGTTAAATATTTATATTACTAGTTAAACTCTTAATATGAAATATGACGAAAAAATACTGACAGATTTGGCAGAGTCGTTAATTATTCCTATATTGTATCGAATCATAAAAAATAGAGAAATATGAATACAACAATCAAATCGCCGGTCGAACTAGAAAAGTGGGACGTACACGGCGTTTTATCAGGCAACGCATCTGCCGACTTTGGTAGTATCGAAGCTAAAATGAGCATTCTGGCCGAACGAGTCCGAATGATAAAATCTAGCTTAGAAGTCAACGAAGCTCCGACTCAATGGGATTTCGAACGACTAGATGAAATTATCAAAATGGCCGAGAAAGCCGAACAGCAAACTCGCGACTTGTTTACCAAGCTAAATTATAGTGTAATCGTAAAACACGAATCGTAATGAGAACACAGCTAGACGACCTAAAATCAGAAGAACGCAAGGTTTCCGCACAGCTAATTTCACTGGCTCGCGACGGGAAGCACAGAACAGCCGAGTATCAAAACCTCGCTTTAAGACAAGAAGAACTAAAAAACTTAATATACAATCTACAATGGATATAACACAAGAACAATTCATCGCGTACGAAATCGTAAGAGAAGAAGGACAATACAATATGTTCGACTCACGCGCAATCGAAAAGACCGGACTAGACCGGCAGACATACATCAAAATAATCGCTAACTATGATAAACTCGCAGAGAAATGGAAATCGTAAGTAATTGTTGCGGTGCGCCAAGGTGGTTAGAAGAAACAGATATATGTTCTGACTGCAAAGAACACGCGGACTTTATCGACTTAGACGAATAGCCAAACTCGGAAGTAAAAACGAGCCAAACACAGAACCGGTTAACGCCGGTTTTTTTATTTTGTAAAATCGTTTAAATTTACGTTATAATGCAAAGAGCCGAATATGAAAACTAAGAAGCTAAAAATTACCTTGCCGTCCTCAATGAGCGAAATATCGCTTGGCCGATATCAGAAATTTATTGAGTCCACAGACGACGAAACACTTACAGACGACCAAATCGCAATAGCAATGATGGAAGCGTTTCTGGATATCAAACAATCCGATACGCTTAAAATGACTATGCAGAGTATGGCTCAGATATCCGAAAAACTTGCGAACGTACTCAGCGAGAAGCCGAGCCTAGTCCAGAAGTTTAAAATGGGCGATACTGAGTTCGGTTTTATTCCAAAGCTAGATGATATGACGTTTGGCGAATACGTAGACCTTGACACGTACATTTCGGATTGGAGTACAATGCACAACGCTATGGCCGTATTATTCCGGCCGATAAAAGAGAAAAAGGGACTAAAGTATAGCTTGTACGATTACGAGGGGGATTTGTACGAAGACGCGATGAAAAATATGCCGTTGTCTGCTTGTATGGGCGCGCTTATTTTTTTTTATCGTTTAGAGAAAGAATTAAAAAGGATTATTCCGGACTCTTTACATCCGACGGCGAACCCTCAGCATTCGGAAAAAAGTGGGGTTGGTATCAATCAATCTATCAGCTAGCACAAGGGGACGTAACAAAATACGATAAGATCAGTAAACTAAACTTCCACGAATGCCTTATGTATATAGAGTTCGAAAAGGATAAAGCGGAGGCCAATAGATTAAACATAAAAAACAAATTTGATGAGCGCACTTAGAAACGTATACGACATACTCGAAAACCTACGGGACGAACTACTCAAACACCCGTTATGTAATACGGTTACAACCGGCGATATTTTCGACGTCGACCTCAGCAAGCAAACGATGTTTCCTCTGGCTCACATCACGATATTAAACGCAGTCAATCAGGAACACACAACGACGTTTAATTTGTCTGTTATGTTTATGGATATTGTCGACATATCAAAAGAAGAAACGAAAGACATATTCTACGGGAACAATAACGAAATAGATATTCTGAATAGTCAAATGGCCGTCGTGAATCATCTTGGCGAAGTGCTTCGTCGTGGCGTCCTACATAGAAACTTATTTGAATTGACCGGCGATTTAACTTGCGAGCCGTTTTATGAAAAGTCGGAAAATATGCTTGCCGGTTGGGTTGCTACGTTTAGTGTAGTCACTAAAAACACTATTACGATATGCTAAAAGAAACCGAGGCGTTACTAAATCAATTTGGACTAGACGTAATCAGCGAAGCGCGTGCCAAAGCACCAAGTACAAGCGGGTCACTAGCGGACAGCTTAGACTACGTCGTTACAATAAAAGGGGACGAACTCAAAGTAACTTTTAACAGCGCACCATACGGAAAGTTTCAAGATCAGGGAGTGCAAGGAGCGAACCCCTCAGCTATGCCGGCCGGCTCAAAGTCGAAAGTCAACAAGGCACCGATGTCGCCTTATAAGTTTGGCTCAGGGACTGGAAAGGGTAGCCTAAGAGGAAGTATCGACAAGTGGGTCGTACGGAAAGGCTTAGAAAACGTAAGAGGCGCAGACGGGCGATTTATTCCGCGTAAGAGTATGGTTTATTTAATATCGCGGTCTATATACTTTACTGGACTCAGGCCGACATTGTTTTTCACGAAGCCGTTTGAGAAGCATTCGCGTCGTTTAATACGTGGACTCGAAAAAGCATTAGCAAAGGATTTTGAAAACGAAATAAAACTAAAAATAGAGGGCGATAATATAATAGTAAGATAATGGCAGACAAAAGATTTTTACGAAGCACAATAAGTTTATACGCTAACACAAGCGGAAATCCAATAGCAAATGGTTACGCTTTACTTTCGCTATTCATAAACGGCTCAACAACACCGCTTTACGTTGCAAGAAAAAACGCAGTCGAACAACCAAACGGAAATATAGAAATTGAGGAAGCCTTATTTGAGGTCGGGGAACTTTTTTCAGATTATCTCGATATCGAATTTAATGGGACTTACACGAGTCAAAGTCTTCAATGTCAAGCTAAAATAGATTTTTACGATAGCACGGGTACGATTACGTCATACCAAAACACATTTGACTTTTACGGCGTGGACGGCTTTACTTATTTTGAGCAAGGCGCAAACGTAATAGAAACGGGAACGGCACCAGCGATTACAACAAGGACTTTATACGTACCCGAAAACACGGCTGGCTACGTACCCACATTCTCAGCAACGGGATTTACGTATAATTCATTTAGCACCACCGCAACGACTAAAACTGTAAACGGGGTCGTTTGGAAAATTGAAAGACAATGTAGCCCTAAATACACCCCTTACAAAATAACATTTGTAAACAAGTATGGCGCGCTCGAAGATATATGGTTTACACTTGTACGACGTAATAGCACACAGACAAAGTCGGAAATGTTTAAACGAAATATAGTTCAAACGAACGGGTCTTATGATACGTACAAACACCAAAGTAAAACATTTAACCACACGGGAAATGATAGCTTTGTGATGAACACGCCGTATGTAGATGAAACATTTAACGATACATTACAAGAATTGATGCTGAGTAAGAAAATATGGATAACCGAAAATGGACAAGTATTGCCCGTCGTATTAGAAACAAAATCGTTAGAGTTTAAACAACACGTCGTAGATATGCTTATACAATACGAAATGTCTTTTAAATACGCATTCGATAAAATAAATAAAGTTAGGTAATGATAGAAATGCAGTTATACGTTGAAAACCAACGGCTCGATTTATTTGCAGACGAGAGCGTTACGCTCACAGATA